GACCAAGCTGGTTTACATATGCTAGAACTAGTTCAGTTTGCCAAGGCTGATTGGACAGCTCAAGCTAATCATGGATTAAGAAAAGATTTAGAAGACAAAGTATTATTGTTTCCTAGATTTGATTCTTTAACATTAGGTTTAGCTTTAGATAAAGAAGGAAAAGATATTTTAGGTTCTGATCTAAATCCTATCTATGATAGTCTTAGTGAATGTATATTAGAAATTGAAGACCTAAAGAGTGAATTGACAACTATTGTAATGACACAAACTAGCACAGGTTCTGGTGGACGAGACCGATGGGATACTCCAGAAGTCAAATTGCCTAATGGTAAAAGAGGTCGATTAAGAAAAGACCGATATAGTGCTTTAGTTATTGCTAATATGCTTGCTAGACAAATGAATAGAGCTTTACAGGCTGTTAAGTATGAAGTTATAGGTGGAAATGCCAAAGATGTTGTAGGTCAAAAAGGCAGTATGTACAAGGGACCAGACTGGTTTACATCCTCAGCAAATGATGACGATATTTATACAGGTATTTATAGATAACAGTGTATAAAAACATTAATTGAATTGCAATTACATTACAATAGTATTAAAAAAATATGGCTAAAAAATATCCAAAAAGTGACGTTATCAATGATGCTCAAGTTACCGGCGAGCAGGCTTATGTTGCATGGGGAGACGATTTAGCCAGTAAACAAGAGGCCCTAAAACAATCTTCCGAATCAATGTCAGAATATACTCTAGTTCAAAAAGCTAGTGGCATGAGACGATATGGATTAGATTATTCAAATTTAGATAAGAATACTTCTGGCCGACCAGGATTAACAAGATCTGATTACGACTACTTCCGTCCAGACGAAGCAGTTCCTCGTGAAATCAAAATGATTATCAGACGAGCAGAAGATATTTATCAAAGAGTTGGTTTAGTAAAAAATGTTATTGATCTCATGGGTGACTTTGCTAGTCAAGGTATCAGACTAGTTCATAAAAATAAAAGAATAGAAAGATTCTATAGACAATGGTTTAAGAAGATTCGAGGAAAAGATCGTAGCGAAAGATTTTTAAACAATCTATATAAGAGTGGTAACGTTGTTGTCAATAGACAAACTGGCAAACTAAGTCTTAAGGTTGCAGATAAACTATATAACTCTATTGCTTCTCCAGACTTGCAAGTACAAGATTTATCCGAAGCTCAAGTAGAGAAAAGAGAAATTCCTTGGGTCTATACTTTCATTGATCCTTTCTTGGTGGACATTGCAGCTGGAGCATTATCTTCATTTACATCTAGCAAAGCTTATGAGCTACAACTTCCACCAGAGCTAAGAAAATTAATTAACAATCCAAAAACAGACGCAGAGAAAAAAGTTGTTGCTGGCCTTCCTCCTCAAATTATAGCAGCAGCAAAAAGTAGACTACCTTATCCGCTAGATACTAATAAGACTCTTGTATATCATTATAAGAAAGATGATTGGCAGTCGTGGGCTTTTCCAATGGTATATGCCATTATGGATGATATCAATGTTATCGAAAAACTAAAGCTAGCAGATATGGCTGCTCTTGATGGTGCTATTTCTAATATTCGTATTTTTAAACTAGGCAGTTTAGAACACAAGATTGCTCCTACCAAAGCAGCAACAGCTAAACTGGCACAAATCCTAGGAAATAATGTTGGTGGTGGTACAATGGATCTTGTTTGGGGACCAGATATTGAACTATTAGAATCCAAAACAGCAGTACATCAATTCTTGGGCGAGGGCAAATATATTCCTCATATGAATAGCGTATATGCTGGTCTTGGTATTCCTCCAACTCTTACTGGAACCTTTGGAGCGGCTGGAACTACTAATAATTTTATTTCACTGAAGACACTAACACAAAGACTACAATACGGCAGAGATGTATTAATAGATTTCTGGGAACAAGAAATTGCCCTAGTACAAAAAGCTATGGGATTCAGATATCCAGCTAGAATAGAATTTGATAGAATGGATCTTAGTAATGAAGATAGTGAGAAATCTTTGTTAGTGCAACTAGCAGATAGAAACCTTGTTTCTGATGAACTTATTCAAACCAGATTTGGCCTTGATCCTGATATGGAAAAATCCAGACTCAATAAAGAATCTAGAGATAGAGATGGAAATAGAATGGTTAAAAAAGCTGGTCCCTGGTTTGATCCACAAGTGGAAAATGCTCTCAAGAAAATTGCATTACAAGGTGGTTCAGTAGCTCCTAGTCAAGTTGGACTTGAACTTGAGAAGAAAAAGAGTGGCGAAAAAACTGCACTCGAAATGAAACAACCCCCTGCGTCTGCACCCTCAACGAAGTTGGCAAATGATTCTCCTGAATCTTTGCCAGGATCGCCCGGCCAAGGTAGACCTAAAAATTCTAAAGACACTGAACAGAGGAAGACCAAAGTTTTCAAACCCCAGACCGGAGCTAAACTTTTATTATGGGCTTCTGAAGCACAAGACAAGATTAGTCAAATTATCAACCCCATACTGCTAGAGTTTTATAATAAGAAAAATTTGAGAAGTTTATCTAGCGAAGAGACCAGAGAAATAGATCTTATTAAAACCAAAATTCTATTTACTCTTGACCCCCTATCAGCTATAGCCTCAGATAAAATTATTGACATACTAGGTAATCTTAGTCAGTTTGATAAAAATGAAACAATATTGGCCTATAGTGTATGGCTTAAAGAACTCAAAGCTGATTTAAACAAAGAATTATCTGTTGATGAACACAAACAGGCCAAAGCTTCGTTTTATTCTATGGTGTATTCTTCTATAGAAAAAGAGGTATAAATAATGCAAATATTTACAGCAGAACGTGAAGATGGCTTAGAGGCTAAAATATCCTCATCTGCATCAATTTCTTATGCTTCCATAGCAGAGCCATGTCACCCAAATAAGTCCCAAATCAGAAAATTTAAAAGTTTAGCATCTGTCCAAGATTCTGATCTATATTATGTTCAGTCTATATTAGTTACTTCTTCATGGAATAAAAATGACGATATTTTTGATAAAGATGAAATATGGATGGCCAGAAATACTCCAGAAGATAAACCAACAAACCTAGAACATGATGAGAATTTAATTATCGGCCATATTACTAGCAATTGGCCAATCACAGAAGATGGTATTCTTATTTCTGAAGATACTCCTATTGAGAATCTTCCAGAAAAGTATCATATTTTAACTGGATCAGTAATTTATAGAGCTTTTACTAGTCCAGAATTAAAAGAAAGATCTGATAAGCTTATTGCAGAAATAGAGTCTGGTGATATGTTTGTTAGTATGGAGTGTTTCTTTAAGGGTTTTGATTATGGTTTATTAGATAAGTCTACTGGAACATATAAAACTTTAGCTCGTAATGAAAACACTGCATATTTAACAAAATACTTAAGAGCTTATGGTGGATTAGGAGAACATGACAATTATAAGATAGGTAGAGTATTAAGAAATATTACATTTTCTGGTAAAGGATATGTTGAAAAACCAGCTAATCCAGAAAGTATTATTTTTAACAAAAACATAATTGATGACTTGTTTACTAAAAAAAGTAACGATTTATCAATAGCAGGTGTATCTAACAATCAGTTAACCTCTAAAGTGGAGAATAATATTATGAGTTCAGACAATAAAGTAGCAGAAACAACCGAAAAGGTCGAAACAGTAACAGAAGCTGTTGTCGCCACAGAATCTGCTCCAAAGGCCACAGTAGAAGCTTCAACAGAAAATACAACAACAGAACCCGAAACATCTAGTGCAAAAGATGAGCTAATTGCTTCTCTTACAGCTGAAGTCGAAGCCCTCAAGGCTATGAACGAAGCTATGGCCAAGAAGATGAAGGAACCAGAAGAAAAGAATGAAGTAGAAGATAAAAAAGAAAGCAAAAAAGAAGAAGATAAAGAAGAAGACACAGAAGCAGCCAAGAAGCTCAAAGTCAAAGAAGACGAAGACGCTAAAGATGAAGAGAATAAGAATCTTAAGGCAGCTTTAGAAGCAGCTAATGAAGTTATTGCTGGCTATAAGATGAAAGAAGAAGAGATGGCCAAGAAAGAAAAGAAGATGAAGAGAAAGGCCTCTCTACTTGATTGTGGTTTTGATGCTGAATCAGCAGAAGCTACAGTTGAAAAATTTGATAATCTTAATGACGATGCTTTTGAAGCCATGACTAGTTTATTTGCTGGCAAAATGCCACCATGGTTGGAAAAGATTAAAAAAGATGATAAAACTTCAAAAGACAAAAAAGAAGATGAAGATACTGATACCAAGGAAAAGAAGAAAGCTTCCGAAGATACAGTAGACGCATCTGCTCTTGACACAGTTGAAGTTGAAGAGACTGTAAATCTCAGTGTTAGTAGTGAAACATCATCAGTTGACACCACTCGTGCTGAATTAATTGAATTTGTTTGTGCTAGACTAGGTAAAAAACTTAACAAGGGAGAATAACATGGCTCTTAAACCAGATCGTATCGAACTCTTAACAGATATTTCTTTTTTCTCTAACGCAGTTAGTGAAAGAGGCGGCATAGCTTCTGCTGTAACAAGTGGTTCCGGCGTTGCTATGGATGATGCCAATGCTGTTGTTGCTTATGCTGCCACAGTAAGTGGTTCAAAGCCTCTCGGTATCCTACTCAATGACGTTGTGAATCTTGATCTAACAAGACAGCACATCAACTGGCACAAAGATGAAGTACAATTGGGTGGCAAGGTCTCCCTACTTCGTCAGGGTCAAGTAACAACTAATATGTTAGTTGCTGCTATTACTCCTGCTGCTGGTGTCGATGCCTATGTTGGTGCTAGTGGCCTCATTGGCACATCAAGTACTAATAGTGTGAAAATTGGCACCTTCTTGGGGTCAAAAGATTCTGATGGTTATGTCAAATTATCAGTAAACATTGCTTAAGCTTTAACAAGGGAGAAAAAAATGTCAGTTAACACAAAAGCATTTAAACCAACACCCGAACTAACAGATCTTCTCGTTCGTTCAGGTTCACCAAATAGAGAAGTAGCCTTAGCTGCTAACTCTGAGTTTGCCAAAGCTCTAGAGCTACCACTAAGACAAGGTCTCTTGAGTGGTGATATTCTTGATGGTATTTTCGAGCCAATTCAACTTGCTCAAAGTGCCACTCCAGAATTTCCACTCGATTTCCTTGCTCCTGGCACGGAAAAAGACTTTGTGGCCTACACTGTTCCTAACCACGGTTATATTCCAGAGCGTCACGTTGAAGGCGATTACGTCATGGTTCCAACCTATGACATCGGCGCCTCAATTGACTACCTCCTAAAGTATGCTCGTGATGCTCGTTGGGACGTTGTTGGTCGCGCAATGGAAGTACTAGAAGGTTCATTTGTTAAGAAGATGAATGATGATGGTTGGCACACATTGCTAGCCGCTGGTGTTGACCGTAACATTGTTGTTTATGACAGCGATGCCTCAGCCGGTCTATTCACAAAGCGTCTAGTAAGTCTAATGAAGACAGTTATGCGTCGCAATGGCGGCGGTAACAGTGCTTCTAACAACCGTGGGTTGCTAACAGACCTTTACGTCTCACCAGAGTCAATGGAAGATATCCGTAGTTGGGGTATCGATCAAGTTGATGAAGTGACCCGTAGAGAAATCTACACAGCTGCTGATGGCACACTAAACCGTGTTTTCAGTATCAACCTTCATGATCTTGACGAACTAGGCGAAGGCCAAGAGTACCAGCTATTCTATAGCAACACACTCAGTGGCAGTTTACCAAGTGGCAAGAGTGAAGTAATCGTCGGTCTTGATCTACGCAAGAGAGACAGCTTCATAATGCCAGTTCGTGAACAAGTTCAGGTCTTCGAAGACGATACACTACATCGTCAGAAGAGAGCTGGTTTCTACGGTTGGGCTGAACAGGGTTTTGCTGTTCTTGACAACCGCAGAGTTCTACTCGGCGCTCTATAATATCTAGTAACTAGATAAGATTAAAATCAGAAGGGTCCAGTAAGCAATTACTGGCCCTTCTTTTTTATATCTCTAGTATAGTTTAAGGTTAAGGTGTATCTATAGATAGGTATCCCAGAATTAATTATAGTTGGCCAACCATAAATCTTAAGGGCCTAAAACATGGCAGCAGGTAAATACGACTTTGCTATAGAACAAGGAACCTCTTTTAGAATATCTTTTATCTATAAAGATA